TTCAAGGTAGATCGGGTCACCTATCAGAAGCATGAAAAAAGAGGCGGGCAGCACGCTACCCTGCAGGTGACCTATTTTTGCGGCTTGCGCATGTTTAAAGAGTGGGTTTGCTTGGAGCATTCCGGTTACGCTGGCCGCAAGGCTATGGACTGGTGGAAGGAGCGGAGTGATGTTCCCCCGCCGGATGATGTCAACCTAGCCCTGAACCATCTTAAAAGTTTAAGGGTGCCAAAACAGATTCATGTTTGGCTGAAAAGGAAATACCCGGAGGTAATGAGCTATGACTTCTAAGCGCCGTTGGTCCGATTTAACCAAAGAGCAGGTTGCCGAAGAGATGGACCCCTTGCACCGCGCCCTTGTGGATGACGGGGTATATCGCAGCTGCATCAACTGCAACCACCGCATCCCCTTAGATAATGGCGCTACGGCCGTGAAATGCGGTCTCGGGGACGCCACCCCGCCGGTTGAGGTCTTGGTTTTCGGCTGTAACTCGTGGGTTTATATGCCTTTTTAAAAAATAGATCAAAAAAGCAGATTTTTTGATGTTTTTGTGTTGACTCTGAGGCGGCGTAGCGGGATAATATAATCATTGAGAGGGAAGAACAAACATAAAATAACCGCTAAGGAGGAACACAATGAAAACTTACACCACTAAATCAAATGCTAAGCGCGCCGCCAAGAAAGCCAACGGAAATCTGACCGGCATCGGTTTTGATCAAAATAAGGACGGCCAGTGGTACTGGTACGATGTTTATGAGTGCCCCCTTTGCGGCGGCGCCCAAGGGAATCAAACCTGGTTCACGGAAGATGTTTCTTGCGAGTGTCACGAGTGCGGCAAAGTGTGGTCGGTTGAGACCCGCAAAGAGATCAAGCAGGGCAGCAACGGCAGCATCCAAAAACTGAATAAAAGCGAAATCGATCGCCCTTGTTCGCGCGTGTGGGACATCGCAGACGAGATGGAAGGCGCAAGGCGCAAAGATGTTATCGCGGCCTGTGTAGAAGCTGGGATTGCTTATTACACCGCACGCACACAGTATCAGCAGTGGAAGCAAACCAAGAAGTAAAACATCATTTACGGGGGCTTCGGCCCCCGCTTTTACAGGAGGCCGTTATGACGCTGACACACTACATGTTGATCGATGTCTCTAAAAAAGAGACGACCAAAATCCTCTTAACCACAGATATCCATCGGGTTCAGCAGTGGGGCCGCTATTACAAGCTCCAAGGGCGCAAGGTTATCGCCCCGCAGATCGACAAAAAGGGTTTCACAAAGCTTGATAAAGAAGAGCTGCAGTATTTGCTTTGGAATACTTTTGGGGAGGCCCCACCGGAAGACTATAAGGAGGCTCTCGCCACGGCGCTTCGCCTGACAACGGCTCTCGAAGAGGACCGGACCCCGCTGGATGCCGTGAAGGCTATAGTGAACGCAGCTCAGCCGGTTATCCACGGGGAAGACGGTGACACCCCGAAAAAGACTGCCCCTAAAAAAGCTGGGCGCCCAAAAAGCGGAACTCTTACCGGCGCCGTCTGGGAGCTGTGCGACGAGTTCGTGGAAAAATACGGCCGCGCCCCAAGTCGCAAAGAGGCGCTTGAGTACTGCGCGGAGAATGGAGGCATTCACGCTGCTACGATTTCGACCCAGTTTGCCAAGTGGAAAAAGGATCAAGAAAAACCTTGATTTTTTAGCTGGAAGAAGTTATCTTAAGAACATGGTTAACACTAACCCATTCCAAGGAGGCCATCATGGCAGAAGAAAGCAAAGTGGAAAAAGCAGAAAAAGTCGTGGCGAACGGCATCACCCGCCCGAACCCCAACACCAAGACCGGGCGTGTTTTTGAGATCGCCGACGAAATCAGCGCGGCAGCCGGCGAGCCCGCCAAGCGCGGCGAAGTGCTCAAGGTGTGCGACGAAGAGGGCATCAACAAGGCCACCGCCGCGACCCAGTACGGCCGCTGGCGCAAATTCAACGGCCTCGAGGGTCGTGCCCCCGCTGAGACCGCAGCTGAGACCGCCGACGAGGCCCCCGAGGTTGAAGTCGAGGACGAAGAAGAAGAAGTGTAACCAATCCGGTTGCCGATGCCTAAAAGGGCGCCCAATGCGGCGCCCTTTTTTTGTTCTCTTTTCTTCTTGATTCTGCAATAAAATTTGGTGTATAATACTCCTATACTTCAAGGAGGCATTATGATAAACAAGCAACGCCCGGAAAAACCCCGTAAACCCTCGAAAACCCTAGAGGTTAACGAGATCTTTTTCTCCCTACAAGGCGAAGGCCCCTTTGCCGGCTGGCCCGCGGTATTTATTCGCCTGGCCGGGTGCAATTTAAGCTGCCCGAAATGCGATACAGCGTACACCGAACCGCGCCGTGAGCTTACCGTGCCGGAGCTTTTGACCGCCATCGGGAAGGCTTGCGTCGATGAATCCTTTCGCCAGCCCCTTGTGGTCATTACCGGGGGCGAGCCGTTCCGCCAGGATATTGGCGAGCTGGTATCCGCCTTGTTTGCCGCTGGATATCGGGTGCAAATCGAAACAAACGGAATCCTTCGCCCGAGTGCGGGTTTCCCTTACGATGAATGCTCCATCGTCTGTAGCCCGAAAGGCCCGGTCGACCCGATCATAGGCACCAGAGCAATCGCCTATAAGTATGTCGGGGCGGCCGAAGATCTAAGCCCGATTGACGGCCTGCCGCTGACCGGGCTCAACGGGGCGATGCCTGACCGCCCTTTTGATAATCAGCCAGTATACCTTCAGCCGATGGATGAAAAAGATACTGAGAAAAATCAAGCAAACCAAAGGGCCGTGGTGGCCAGCTGCCTGAAGTACGGGCATATTCTTTGTTTACAGCTACATAAAATCATTGGAAAGGAGTAAGTGTTATGAGCAAGGCCGTTGTAGTCCTTTCAGGGGGCCAGGATTCGACAACCTGTCTTTACTGGGCCAAGAAACATTTCGATAAGCTCTACGCCATCACATTCGACTATAACCAGCGCCACCGGGTGGAGATTGACGCCGCTAAAAAGATCGCGGCGACGGCCGGGGTGGTGCATCATCAAGTCACGGAGCTTGGTCCGGTATTGCTTGGGGCTTCCCCTCTGATCAGCTCCTCGAAACTGGAGCAGTATGCCGACGCGGCCTCGTTGCCCGGCGGGCTAGAAAAGACCTTCGTGCCGGGGCGGAACTTACTGTTCTTGACCCTCGCTGCGAACTATGCTTATTCTGTCGGCTGCACCGATGTAGTTACCGGGGTATGTCAAGAAGACTTTGGTGGTTACCCGGATTGCCGGCAGGTGTTTATTGATTCCTGCCAAGACGCTATCCGACGTGGACTGAGTTACAATGACCAAGATATTTTCGCGAACTTCTGTATCCATACGCCGCTGATGGATCTTTCCAAGGCCGATTCTGTTCGGTTGGCAAAATCTTTACCGGGCTGCTTTGAAGCCCTCGCCCATTCCCACACAAGCTATGACGGGATTTATCCGCCGATCGGCAAAGACCACGCTTCGCTGCTTCGCGCAAAAGGTTTCGAGGAGGCCGGATACCCGGACCCGCTCGTGCTGCGCGCCGTTTTCGAGGGGCTTATGCCGCTCCCGGAAACCAGCAACTATGACGAGTACCGTTCCATGAATCAACTTGAATTTGACTTTGGAGGCAAAGCATGATCACCGTAGAGCGTTATCACGATTTCTCCGCCGGCCACCGGGTTGTCGGCCACGAGGGGGCTTGCCGGTTTCTGCATGGCCACAACTACCGGGTTCATTTCACCTGCGCGGCAGAAAGCGGTTTGGACGCGCTGGGCCGCGTTATCGACTTCGGCCAGATCAAACAGCTCCTGTGCATGTGGCTGGAGGACAACTGGGACCATAGGTTCTTGGCCTGGAAAGAGGACCCCGTTATGCAGAGCATCATGGAGCAGGCTGCCATGGCAAGTTCCGAGGATATTAAGGCCCGGGCGGCCCGAAAGATTCTCGGGCAGTCTATCGTATGGCTCCCGTTCAACCCGACCGCTGAAAACATGGCGGAGTATCTCGTTGAAGAAATAGCGCCGGTGGCCCTCGCGGATACCGGGGTCACTTTGATTGGCTGCCGTATTGAAGAAACGCGGAAGTGCTGCGCGTCTTACTCGAAAGGATCGTAATCATGGGCCAAATAAGATTAACTTACGCCGATGTCGAAGAGGCCGCGAAAACAGTAGCGACGGAGCTTGTTGAGCTGGCCAGCGATACCGAAATTCTCTTGTACGCGATCCCGCGGGGCGGGGTCCCGGCTGCCTATCTTGTGGCCAAGGCCTTGGCCGGCTATGGTATCGAAACTGTTTTCGTGGACGACCCGATGGACGCCGACGCCATTATCGATGACATCGTGGATTCCGGTGCGACCCGGGAAACTTTCCACGATAAGTACGCAAAACCGTTTTATGCTTTAATCGATAAAACGGAAAGCTTCGAAAAAGAGATTTACCCGAAAAACTGGGTTATCTTTCCATGGGAAACCGGCACCGAAGAAACGAATGGCGTCGAAGATAATATTCGGCGCATCATGCAGTTTATTGGGGAGGACACCAAGCGCGAGGGGCTGCAGGAGACCCCGGCCCGGGTGACGCGGGCACTAAAGCATTGGTTTTCCGGTTACGACCAGGACCCGGCCGCCATTTTAAAATCTTTTGAAGACGGGGCCGAGGGTTGCGACGAAATGGTGGTGGTGGATGAAATACCGTTTTTCAGCCATTGCGAGCACCACATCGCCCCTATTTTCGGGACCGCCACTATCGCCTACATCCCAAACCGGCGCATTATCGGGCTGTCCAAAATACCGCGGCTCCTGGAAATTTACGCCAGACGCATGCAGGTACAGGAGCGCCTGACAAACCAGGTGGCTGAGGCTTTAATGGAACACCTGCAGCCGCTTGGGTGCGGGGTGGTTATCAAGGCCCGCCATTTTTGCATGGAGTCCCGGGGCATCGAGAAAATAGGCTCCACCACGGTGACCTCTGCTTTGCGCGGCGTTTTTAAGACGGACCCGAGTACCCGCAGTGAGTTTTTGATGCTGGCGCATAGGGGGCGGTAATGGAGCAGGGACAAAAGTTTGACACCGGAAAGCAAGAATGGTACCGCATGCCCCTGATCATGCTTAAACCGCTGGCCGACGTGTATTGCGTGGCCGGGCGAAAATACGAGCCGTTCAATTGCCTGAAGCCATTCGAGAACGGGGACGCGCGTTTATTCGACGCAATGATGCGCCATGCCGAGGCCAGCCAGATAGACCCCTTGGCGATCAACGAAGAAGACGGCGGGGTCTATCATCTAGCGCAGGTGGCCTTTTCGGCCCTCACCCGCCTGCATAATGCCCTGCTCGAAAAAGAGCAAAAATAATCTCTTTTCCTGTTGACTCTCCTCTGTTTGGGCGGTATAATTATATCAATCAAACAGAGGAGGTCAGCATGAAAAACCGAATTGGTAACAGAGCTATTTATCTAGACCCGGCCAAGAACCTGAAGGACCAGCTTAAAGCGGTCGAAATGCTTTTCGGAGCGGACTTTAACCTTTTCGCCGAAAGGGGCTTTGAGTCCCGCGACGCCGGCCCGGTGCTCGGTGACTGTCTTGTGGACAAAGACAGGCTTGGCAGAACGTTTTTCTCTTACTGGGCCGACGGTAATTATCATTGGGCAGATGGAACCATCGCCGAGACAACCTTTTATGTGGTGGCAGAATGAAGCTTTACCTGGCCGGGCTTTACACTTCAAACTTTGATCTCCATGGCCGGCTCTTCAGCCGGCTCACGGAGGAGGAGAAGCGCCATCGGTTGAATGTGCGCTATATCCTGGAGTCCTATCACTACATCCACAGGGCTAGCTATGTCAATAAGATTCGGCGTGATGAAAAGAAAGTTTTCCTCGACTCTGGGGCTTTCTCAGCCTTTACCAAAGGAGTTGAGGTTGACCTTGAGGCCTATTGCCGGTACATCCGGGACAATATGGACATCATCGAAGTCGCCTCTGTGCTCGACGGAATCGGAGACCCGCTCCAAACCTGGCAGAATCAGCGACGAATGGAGCAGCTTGGTACGGCGCCATTGCCGTGCTTCCATTACGGCGAAGATGAACGATATTTGAAGTGGTATGTCGATAATTATGAATACATTACTTTGGGCGGGATGGTTCCAATCTCCACCCCGCAGCTCAAGCTATGGCTGGATGAAATCTGGAAGCATTACCTGACCGATTCTTCCGGGCGCCCGAAGCTCAAAGTCCACGGTTTCGGCTTGACCACAATTAGCCTGATGGAGCGGTACCCGTGGTATTCGGTCGACTCCTCTTCGTGGGTCCAGATAGCAGCCAACGGCGGTATCCTTCTGCCGGACCACGGGGTCATTTCCGTATCGAAAACCTCCCCGGCCGCCAAGCAAGAGGGGCGCCATATTAACACCCTGCCCAAGCCCCAGCAGAAGGCGGTGGCCGCGGAGATAGAAAAACTCGGATTTGATGTGGAGCGGGTGCAGACGGAGTATATTACCCGGTGGGTCTTTAATTGCGCCGCTTTTGAGATTTTAAATAGACGATACGCCGGCGAGGACAAGATCTTCGTTGGCGATCAGATGGGATTGTTTGATTATGCTTGATTCAATTCGGTTTGTTCAGGGCGCTGTAGCAAAGAAAGATTACGCCCCGGAGCTTACCCATTTCAACATTGAGAACGGCCGCATAAAGGGCTACAACGGAATGCTGGCCTTGAGCGGGCCGATTGATATGGATATCAATGTGTCCCCGAAAGCGGTCCCGTTCGTCAAGGCTATTCGAACCTGCAAAGGGACAATAGAATTATTTGAGCAGCCAAACGGGAAACTCGTGGTCAAGTCAGGGCGCTTTAAGGCGCTCGTCGAATGCGCGCAAGAGGATTTCCCCAAGATAGAACCGGAGGGCGAGCGGATAGATGCCCCAGAGGGTCTTTTGACCTCTTTTAAAAAGCTGCAGCCCTTCATCGCCGAGGACGCTTCCCGGGAGTGGGCCTGCGGTATTTTGCTGGATGGCAACTCCGCCTTTGCCACCAACAACGTGATTTTAGCGCAATACTGGATGACAACAACTTTCCCTGTGAGGGTTTGTGTGCCCCGGTCCGCGGTCGCCGAAGTCGTCCGCATAAACGAAAGCCCCATTGCGGTGCAAATAGGGAAAAGCAATATAACCTTTCACTTTGAAAACGAGCGGTGGCTTCGGGCGCAGTTGCTTAATAACGAGTGGCCTGATATTGCCCGGTTATTGGACACGCCTGGAGAGCCGACGCCTATCCCGGACGGCTTTTTTGAGGCCGTTGAAGACCTCTTGCCTTTCGGGGACGAAATCGCGCGCGTTTATTTTAACGAGGGAACAATTTCAACCTGTCCAGATAAAAGTTCTGGGGCTATAATAGAGCTTGATGGGTTGCCCGAGGAGGGTTGCTTTTCTGCTAAGTATTTGAAGCTCCTCAAAGGGATCGCCGAATCAGTGGATTTTGCCGCTTATCCGAAACCGTGCCTGTTTCACGGCCAAAAGGTGCGCGGAGTCATTATAGGTGTTCGTATATGATTAGACCGGACGCGATTGGCCTTTTTTGGGAAGATCTCCCGACAGAGCGTAAAAGGGGTTCTGTGCAGCGGCCTATGCCGGAGATTCCGCATACGGGCTGGACCCCGCCTAAGGATTACCCGAACCTGGCAGCCGCGAATGTCATAGCCGTTGATACCGAGACTTATGACCCGAACCTGCTTACCCGGGGACCGGGCTGGGCGCGAGGCGATGGCCACATTGTCGGGGTCTCTATCGGGGTCGACACCCAGCACAAATGGTACTTCCCGATTCGGCATGAAACGGAGACTGAGCACAACCTTGACCCGGAGAACACCTTGCGCTGGCTCAAGGATACGCTGGGCAATCATCTGCAGCCAAAGATCGGCGCCAACATCACTTACGATGTCGGGTGGCTACGCCAAGAGGGTGTCCGGGTAAAAGGGCCATTGGTCGATGTTCAGTTTGCTGAGGCTCTCCTGGATGAATCCGCCCGGGTGGCTTTGGATGTCCTTGGCCAGAAGTACCTAGGCATGGGCAAGGAGACCAACCTTCTCTATCAGTGGTTGGCCGACTGGTTTGGCGGGGAGCCCGCGGATAAGCAGCGCAAATGGCTCTATAAGGCGCCGCCGAGTCTGGTTGGCCCCTATGCGGAAAGCGATGTGGACCTCCCGTTGCGCCTCGGCCCTGTGCTATATGAAAAACTGCGGGCCGAGAACCTTCTCGATGTTTTTGATATGGAATGCCGGTTAATCTACCTTATGATTGAAATGCGCTTTGCCGGGGTGTCCGTCGATGTGGCCAAAGCAGAGCGGTTGAGAGATACCCTAACTGCAAGGGCCGCCGAGGTTCAAGGGCGTTTGAATGAACTGGTTGGTTGGCCGCTGGATATCGGGAAAAAGGATCAGCTGGCCAAGGCCTTTGATCAGTTTGGTATCCGCTATTCGATGACGGCCCCAAGCGCCAGCTACCCGAACGGGCAACCAAGCTTCACAAAGAGTTACCTAGAGAAGCTTAATCACCCGATCGGGGAACATATCCGCGAGATCAGAAAGTGCGAGAAGCTGAAAGGCACCTTTGTTGAGAGCTATATCCTGGATTCCAATGTCAACGGAAAAGTGTATGGCCAGTTTCACCAGCTTCGTGGGGATGAAGGCGGAACCCGGAGCGGGCGCTTTTCCTCGTCTACTCCAAACTTGCAGAATCTTCCATCGCGGGATGACGAGCTGGCTCCGATGGTGCGCGGGCTGTTTATTCCGGACGATGGGCATAAGTGCTGGCGCAAATATGACTATTCTCAGATTGAATATCGGTGTTTAATACATGACGCTGTTGGGCCAGAAGGGGAAAAGGTTAGAGCGGAATTTAATGCGGACCCGTCGATTGATTACCACAACTTTATCCAGGCTTTAATCCATAAACAAACGGGTATTCGGATTGAAAGAAAGGCAATCAAAAGTATCAACTTTGGCCTAATTTATGGCATGGGCGTTGCAGCCCTGTCTGCGGCGCTTGGCCTAGATAAAAAGGCAGGCGGAGAGCTGGTTAAACGCTATCACGAGGGTGTGCCGTTCGCCTTGAAAACGATGGAGTATTACATGGCCTTGGCGCAGGAAACTGGAGTTATCGAAACCATACTCGGACGCAAGTCGAGATTCGATCTGTACGAACAGTATGGCACCTACGGAAGCCTTGCCCTTCCCTATGAAGAAGCTAGGAGAACCTATTCCAGGCTCCAGCGCGCCTATACCCACAAGGCGCTGAATCGCAGGCTTCAGGGATCGGCGGCGGATATTATGAAGAAAGCCATGCTCCAGTGCTGGGAGGACGGTGTTTTCGATGAAACAGGGGTGCCCAGGCTCACCGTGCATGACGAGCTCGATTTTTCAGACCCGGGTGGAAAAGACCGTGCTTTTGAGGAGATGAAGCGTATAATGGAAACAGCCTTACCGCTAAGGATTCCGGTTAAGGCGGATGCTGAAATCGGCCCAGACTGGGGCCATGTCAAGGAATAAGGAGGCTTTATGCGCGCGATTATTGTTTTCATTCTTTTTGTCATTTCAACGCTCTTTTTTGCTTCTTATGCAGTGGAGTATCTGGAGTGGGTAGCCGCGATCGAAAAGCAACGGCTTGACCAGTACCTTACCCATGAGCAGCGCAAGGCCGTGATTGACCGGTTGCTAGACAATCCTTAGGAGGATAAAATGAAGACAAGTGAACCCATTTTCGGCTGTGCAGACTGTTACGAAGAACGTTCATACTTCGCAGATGAGCTCGCTTGGTATAAAGGCCAGCTTTTCTGCGAAGACTGCTGGTCAGAGCGGCTATACAATGCAGAAGAAGATGCAGGGTTGCCTGCCTTCGAAGACCTCGAACCTTTTGTCCCTGAGTACGAGAAAGAAATAAAAGCTCTCCGCGCCAAACTCGAAGCCGCGATGAATCCGTATCTATGGCGTAACGAACCTCCGACGCGAGAAGGTGAGTTTTTCTATAACGGAAAAACACCAGATCGGAGCGTAGACATAGCGGCTATTGTCCATGTGGTAATGAATGAAGAGCTACACGCTCTTACTGCATTCCTCCTTATCCCGCCCTACTGGAGGGGTGATAAGAATAGGGCTTGTGCAAAGTTACATTTTGGCACGTTGGATGAATGGGAAGGTCAGTGGGCTGGTCCTGAGTTCGGGCTTTGTTCGATTGAACACGCAAACCGCGCACGATGAGATACGAGGTGGAGGAATAGAGATGGACTATCACAGAGTTAATTTTGATTTAAGAAATAATGGACTAGCTGTTTGCTGGGGACACCATGAAAAGGCTGATGGTTGTGATTATGAAGTGCTTGCACCACAGGAAACGTTGAAAATCATAGAGGATCTCCGCGCCGAACTCGAAAAGCTCAAGCGTCAGTGGGCCGAAGATGATCGTGATATCACCGCGCTCGAAGACGAAAATAACCAACTCCGCGCTGAACTCGCCGCCGAGCGCAAGAAAAACGATGACCTTGCCTTCCGCTTGCAGGACTGGCACGACTCCGCAGAGAAGGCATGGAAGACGCCGTGCGCTGATGAATCCCATTGCTCTTGCGTTCCATTGCTGAGAAAGACAGCCAATGACCTCGAAGCGCAGGTCGAGGTGTTGATGGAGAGTCTTCAGCATATTATGGATGACCATTGCGAGGATGTATCTGGGTGTTCTTGCTGTAAGTACGATGTAGCAACTGCTAAAAACGCCCTCGCCAATCTCCCCGCCCGTGCAGAGAAGGTACGTAAGGTGTTGGAGGCGGCGGAAGAGCAAGCACGGCTCGGGGCCGAAACTCATTGCGATAATCACTCAGTGTACTTTGCAGCTTGTGCCGATACCAACAAAGCCGTGCGCGAAAGGAGGGAAGGGTGAAACTTGAACCATGCAAAAACTTGGACTACAGAGAAGAGCACTACCTGGACTGTGAGCTTAAAACTTTCGAGGCTAATGGCGCACATGTCAAGTATTTTGAGCGCGAAGCACCGTATGCTGGGGCAGCGTCAAAAGTACAATTCTGCAAATTTCGTGGGCGGATAAATTCTATGTTCGATTGTTACGAAAAGCCCGGCCCAATGAACTGTCACGAGTCTGCTGAGGAAATGGAGGAAAAATGAAATGTCCATTTTGCTATGAAAAAATACAGGTTTACAGAATAGACGACAGCGAATATCGGTTTCACTGCACATTCTGCGATAAAGATGTTGTCCCAACGCCTGACAAAAAAGTTGAGGATATTTATCCTTTGTCCCGTAAAACCCCGTCGTTCACGGCGGGGATATAAGGAACGGTTTAGATGTTGTCATCTCAGTGAAATGTAGTATAATATTACCAATGATCGAAAACCAAGATCGTTGACAAAAGAACTAAATACCGCAGGGCATGCGGAATTTTAAGCCTTTGGAGAGGATTTAAGACGTAGCCAGTGCGGAACGCAATCCTCAGCGAATTAGGAATCCCCCGCCTTCAGGCGTGGGGAGTAGTCAACAATGCTGTGCGGCTGACAGATTGAGGCTCAGGCGTGGGATTTTTTCCACGCCATCCAGCCTCCAATCCGGATACCGAGGTACATCGCCTGCGCTTTTGTGTAGCGCAGCCCGCCGTCCCGGAGACTGTCGTAGAATATCTGGTCGGCCATTTTTCGGCTCAGTCCATGCTCGGTAGTCCGGTAAAACCAGTCATGCAGCACGGATTCTTTTCGCCACCGTTTGTCGAACGGATGCCCGACCAACGCCCACAAAAGGCGCGGTATGCTGGCCCCATCACAGACAAACCCAGACGGCACCATAAACGTTCGGTTGGTGCGGTGGCATTTATAGATCAGATTACCGCGCGTCCGCACATTATCGGATTGCTGCACAAATTCTATCGCCGGTAGGGGGTCGAGAAATGGCATGTTAACCCCCCACTATGGCTGTCGCATCGACGATCCAGTCGAGTAGAACGCCGACAGCCACTTTGCCCTGATCGTCCAGCACACCGTCGCCGACGATCTCGGCCAGCTTGCTCTCCGCCTCCATCAGCACCGCATCGAGCAGCAGTTGGTCGGCCACGTCCAGGCTATCCCAACCGATGGACTGCCGCACCTGCTGTGCCATGTTGCGCACGGTCACTTGCGCGTCCGTCTCGATGATCCGCCGCACAGCCTGCACACGCTCCTGCACCTGCTCTGCGGTCACCTCCGTCTCGGCGATCACTTTGAGGGTCGCGTACTGGGTGGCAAGCTCAAGCCGAGCGTCTTGTTTGGCCAGCATGGCGCACCCGGCTATCACTGACAGCGTTAAAAATACAACAGCAATTTTATTTATCATTTTCCGTACCTCCACTCTTGTTGTTTGACAACTTTGTGGTCTGGGCGAATGGTTTGGTTGGCGCTATTTTCGGCTGGTTCAGACATCGGTTTTCCTTCCTGCACAAAGACCTGTCGCCCTCACACACCCCCGTAGGACTGTACCGGCAAGGGCTCACCTGTTGCACGTGGCGCAATGCTCTTCCTCTCCGGCGATCCATCTCTTGCTCCCCCGTGCAAGCGCGCGCCCCATTGCCTGCTGCGTCTCCTCGTCGCACATCCAAACGCGTTCTTCTGCGTTGCTGACAAAGCCAAGCTCAAACAGCACGGCGGGGCAGGGCGTGTTTTTGAGGACGTAGAGTGTTGAGGTTTCTTTAACCGGCTCATTCGGTCGCCATGTGCGGTGCGTGCGCTGCGGAAATGTGCGGGAATATTCTTCGATGAGACTTGCACCGCAGGACCTCCCTTTTTGGCTGTTTGTGTAGCAAAAACACTCAAACCCCCGCGCCCGAGTATCTTCTGCGGCGTTGGCATGGATAGAGACAAACAGGTCTGCCTTTTCGCTCTTTGCGGCCAAAACTCTTGCGGAAAGGGAGGTGGAAACATCCTCATCGCGGGTCAATACCACACGATGCCCTTTAAGGGAATCGCGGCAGGCAAGGGCGACGTTAAGGCAGATCCAGGCTTCGACAGGGTGTTCTCTGGTCGCGCCGGGGTCCGCGCCGCCATGTCCGGGGTCAAGGATAATCGTCATGGCTTGCGTCCGTCGCTCCACGTTGCGCCGCAGGAAAGGCATTTGTAGTAGAAATCTGGAGAATCTTCTCTGCCATCGGTCACGATCTTTCCGCCACATGGCCCGGGCGCTTTCAGAGTCCATGCGCTCCGGCAGCAAGCTCAGCGCCGGAGTAAGAACTATTCGGTTGAACTGTTCAGGGTTCATGTAGTCTTACCTCCACAGTTAGGGCATGAGCGATCCGGTCTCAGCGTATGACCGCAAGCGGCGCAACGACCCATATTAAACTCCTTCCGTGTTCAATAACGCACGGCATTGATCTTTTCTTCCCAATCAGGGTCATCCAGCGTGATTGCCTTTAGAGCATCCTGTGCTTTGATTTTTCTCAGCCGCTTCTGTGCGTAATCAAGTCCTTGCTGTTTTGCGATTTCAAGCGCAGCATCAAGTGCAACCCCCTCATGAGTTATGTTGTGGTAGTCGCGTATGTTGATTGTGGTATGCCCAAGAAGTTTTTCGAGTTCAATCCCGTCTTTTAGCCTTCTGGCGTTTTCCTCGCCAGCGTCCATTTCAAAAGTTCTGCCGTCTGGAAGGGTGCAGACTACCGGATTGTTCATGGAGTTATGGAACTCCCAAATAATCCTTGTGTTTTTTGCCTCTTTTCTGCGCGAAAGTAAATAGTCATCTTCTTGTTTTAGGTTTACCAATTGTCCATTACGCACACAGTATTCTTTTTTTGCTTGCCTTGTCGTTACGCCCCCATCAATATATTCAAAATCGTAATTGTCGGCATCAAGGCAACGTGCCGAAATTTGATCCTCGAAGGTCGTTTCATTTCCAGGCACAATACACACTGAACATAAAATATCCTCAGTTTCCCTGTTCCATATCAGTAGAGATTTCATTATGACCCTCCACCTTCAACAACAATGAAGTTGACATCCTCTGTCGTTGAAATATAATTTTGATCCGATCTTACATATTTGGAGAACTCTACATACGGCGGCTGAACAGCAACATCCACCGATCCCGGTTCACCAGATCCAAAATAAATTGACCAACTGTCTGTGTGTGTTGTTACAGACACAAACTGTATATAAAACTGATAATCATCCCCGTCCGTCCTAAAAAAATGGGAGTGTGTGATAGGTATATGCCCGTTAATAGTAGAAGAGAATGCACTATAAGAATATTCTTGATAGCTCCATGTTGACGATGTTGTTTTTTTATAATATACTCTATAAGTTATCTTGTCGTAAGAACCCCAATAATTAAAGTAACCTATATCATTGAACCAATCTATTATATCCCATCCTGCAATTTCAACAAATATTTCAACTCCCATCGCGCCATACACAGTTGTTATACTAGTATTACCTCCAACTGAGGTTGTTATTGAGTTTACAGTAGAGGTTGTTGGTAAAAATCCATCCATCAAATTAGCAACAACTTCAAACCCATTTATCGTGACATTTTTTGCATAAAATTCCATCCAAAATTCATTGGTTCCGGCTGGAACCTGTGTGATTTTAGGCGAAACCTGAACAATCGGAACGTCTTTCATTGGTGGGTTGAATGTAATAATATCCCCCCCGCTCGCCTCGCCTGCAAAAACCCTTCTTACTGATTTATACAACATCCCATTTTCATAAAACCTCAAATCTCCCGGCGTCAAATGAACGTAATCTCCCGTACCAGTATTGGTCATTTTCAGACCACCAGTTGTGATTTCGGTATGTGCTTCTAACGCAGACTGTGTTTTATCCGCGCCAGGCTCAGCAACTGCCTTTCCAGGGCCAGTTAAGACATCGTTGGCGGTGTTATCCTTGGTTACATCCGCCCCCTGTTCTTCCCCCACGAAGCGGGTAGCGGTTGAGCCGCTTTCCAGTTTGATGTTTTTTACTGCCGTGTTCGAACTTACGGCATTTTCGAGATAGAAGCGGATTTGTAGATAGGCCGTCCCAGCTGGCGTTGTAGTTGTCAGTGTTTTTCTTTGGAAATCATGTTGGGTGTTGGTGATTATCCTCGGGTTATAGAAAATTTGGTTTTGGTTGCTGTCGTAGGCTTGAAGGTCTACGTTAAAATTCCCGGACTGCAATCCAAGCGAATAGATAGTTGCTCCAAGCGTATATGTCCAGCTAGGCTGAACAGGAATGAGATCAGAAACATGGGTTCTTGTTGCAGGTGTCGCTGAGTTAAGACCCCAATAAGGTGAACCATCAGAGTTAATATGCGGTAAAGCATCACCAGACCAAAAGCTATTCCCCAGTTTTGCTGTCGGATTCTTGACCATATTAGGATTGACTGTATCGAGATATCTATCTGTGTTATCAGCATCGGCAGATGGGCCGCCGACCACATCTTCGCCGTAGTCGGCCTGATCCTTGATTGCCAATGCGCCCGGTGCCACGGGACTGCCGCCAACTTTAATCTTATCGGCCCAGATATTAGTAATATTCGCCGTACTAGCATCAATATGATCGATGTGGGCGGTGTTGATGCTGGCTCTCTGAAAGTAGCCGCTGCCGACCACCTGGTTTGGTGCGGCGTGCCAGACTAAATCCCAATCGCCTGCTCCGTAATAGACGGCTATGTGGAACTGGCCTGCGCTTTGGTTGAGGGGTGGTCGTGTTGCTCCGCTTTGATACGCTCCCGGGCTGGCGACGTCCCACCACACATACTTATTCGCCGTACTGCCCGCGGAGATCGGGTACTTCTCGCCGTTGTGATAAAGCGAGTGTGCGTTCCAGCTGAATGCTGCGGCTCCTGCGGTGAACGAATATCCGTGCAGGATCGGCACGCTGAACGCCTCTGTCGCTTCCTTCTTAAATTCCTCAGGATCGGTGGCCGGTGCCTCGATGTCCACGCTGCCGACCGCGGCCAGGCTGTAGGTGATGCCCTCTGTCCCGAAAAAGTCGTAGGCGCCGACTTTGGCGTAAAGCGCCCCACCTGGAAGTCCGTTGAAGGATGCGCTGGTGGTCCCAGGCCCGACTCTTCCCGCAACTCCATAACTCACATCATCGGTGGAGAACAAAATTACGTACCCGGCCAGGTCGTCTGCGACGATCTCATCCCATTTGACCGTTGCACCCAAATACCCGTCGTCGATGGTGACGTTTTGCACCTGGCCGACTTGCGGATTGTTGACGATCAAGCCTGCTGGGGATGGCGATATGTTTCCAAAAACATCTTCGAGCCACACCCGGATTTCAACCGATCGGGTAAGCCCATCTGCGTTGTTTTTTGCCCATGTGTAGGTGTAGGCCGGGTCGCTAACATACTCGACGCGTTTTTGCACACCGCCCGACCAAATCTCGACCCGATAGCGTTTAAACCAAGCTGCACTCTCATCGTTCCAAACAAACGAAACATCGCTGGAGGCGTAGATCTGCCCTCCGCCAATCATCGCAACGCCTGTCGGTGGGGGCGGGCTGTCTGCCGTCACAGTGTCTTCTGCGTAGGTATCAGACAAGTTGCCGTAGCGGTCCTGCACATAAACGCGGACTGTGATGTTGCCTGATAGACCATCAGCGCGGTTTTTGTCGAGGGTGTAGAGATATTCAGGGGTATCAACATACTCGGTGCGCCGCAATGTTGAGCCAGATCTGATCTCGACCTTGTAGTTTAAAAACTTAGGATCTTCTGAAGGCGTCCAGGTCCAGCGCATATCGCGGAAGTTGGCTGCGCTTCCGTCGGTATGAAATACCAGCCCAGTGACCGACACGGGGCCAGTGTCAACCCCTTGCACGGTATGCGTCACCGCCGTGCTCCATGCGCTGAAACGCCCCTGGTAGGTCGTCCGTGCCTGTATTTCGTACTCGATGTCGGTGAAAACGCCCTGTACAAAATAAGTTTTGTTCTGTGGGCTTGTGACCGTGATTGTGCGCCACGCGGCCGCCGTGCTGGTCGGCCTGAGTCGCAGTTCTACGCCATAATCTTGCACCGAGCTGCCAGACACTTGCCACATGACCGACATGCCGAGTTTGAGTCGCCCGTCAGTGTCTGGCTCAAGCACGGTTTCATCGGAGCGCACGTTTATAATTGTGGGCACGGGCGGGTCTTTGGGCGTAGCCATGCCTGGTGAGTAAGGCGGAATCGCACCTGTGTCGGCATCATGGATATTGGGCGCTGCAGGCACGCACGTAATACGGGCGGCAAAGTCGCCCTGTGGCTCGATCTTGCTGACTTTGACGTCGATGGTTTCTTTCCCGGCTTCGCCGAAGACAAAATGATCGCCGACTGCGACGCCGGTTGGTGCTTCGTTGAGCGTCAAAACATTGTCGGTCAGGGATGCGACAGTATAAACCGAGATGCTGCCGTCCTGTTTTTGCAGCTTGATGCCGTAAGAAGCACCGACCTCGGTGTCAAACAATTCATCCACGGTCAGGTCGTTGCCGCTGATGCTCTTGACCCGGCCTGCGCCGATTCCCACCAAAATGACATCGTGGTTGAGGACGAGCAGATCCCCGCGCCGGTAGCGCAAATGCTGAACGTCCTGCATAAAGCTAAACGTTTCAGGGCGCAGTCGCGCTTGCGCGAGGTGATAGCGCCCCTCTTTCCACGCCTGATCGCGGCTGGTGACGCCTTTGGTCTGGTATGTCTCATACCGGGTGGCGTTTGCTTCGCTGTACCCGTCATCGAAAACCAGTCGTTCGGCATCCTCCCACGTCTCTGAATCGACATACTGGACTCGCAGCGCGTGCGGGATGCGCTGGAAGGCGACGGTGCTTGACAGCCCCCAGCTGTTGCGCGGGCTGATAACCATTTTTTGGGTTGCGGCGGGGTCGTCGGTCACAACCGAGATTTTCGCGTCGTCGGTCAGGTTCCATGCCGCACGGCCGGTCGACGCGACTTGGCGTGCAGCCTCGAAAACGGTTGTGTTTGAATCAAACACGCCGTTGTATTCAAGCCCAAGCGCGTCGCAGCGGCTTGCCCAATTCATGAGATGGGCGGTGCTGATGTCGCCGCGCGGGATGGCTTCGGCGTTGGCTGTGCCTGCGAATATGTCGGCATAAACCCAGGCCGGGTTGCTGGTATTTTGCTCAACCCATGCGCTGCCGTTGTAGACCTGAAGCAGCGATGACGCCAGAATATTGACGGTCTCGAGCGGCCCGGATAGTTGGTCGGTTGCTTTGATGCGCAGCGCCATGCAGACGGTGCCAGGCACGTCGAACGGCTTGGTATTTTCCACGGTGCGCAAGGTGGTCCAGGTCGCGTCGTTGTAGTGAGTGTCGCGGGAATTGTAGGTGCTCGCCCTGGTCAAGCGCACATCCCACTGCCCGGCGGATGGAAACTCCCATCTGATGCCGTAGCGCACCGGGCCGTGATGGAATCCGTGAGTTACGTCAGGGAGGGCCGACCACTCGTCCAACGTCCCAGCGGCGCGGTACTGAAGCGACCAAGTGACGGATGAATCGCGGATTTTGCCTTTGTTAGAAATATTATACAACCCCTGCGGATATACAATATCGATGCTCGCCTCTTTGCAGTCGGGCCCGGTGGTGCGAACGGCCTGATCGCCGTCGGTGTTCAAAACGATGGAAAAGGAGTCCTCTGTAACAGAGTCGGTAAAAGTGGTGATGTCTTCGGCGGCTGCAATCTCGTATTCGACATCCTCAAAGAGCCCAATGTCTGAATCGCCGATGCGGATCGTTCCGTCCGGCAGTAGGTCGTTGTGTGTGATCCTGCTTCCGTCGCCTGCCCGCAGGCCACCGATTTCAAGCGGACCGTAGCCGAGGCACAGAAACATGCGCAGGTACTGGTCAGAGCCTACAACCTCGGTGTAGGGCGTGGCGGTCATGGGTACGGGCGGGAAGAGGCGATATGTGCCGTAGATGCGCGGGATATTGGTGAACGCGCCAAGCTTGTTGCGTGATCCAGTGAGCGATGTGAGTTTGTTTTTAGCGCCTGAGTAGTCTGCAGTTTCTGGAACCTGCGGAGGAACGAGCGCGTTGATCGCCAGGGTTCCTCCAAGGGCGATTCCCACGCCTACGGCGACGCCCCATGGACCACCTACGGCAAACCCTGCAACAGCCGCCACAATGGTGACAACCGTCTGAAACACTGGGCGCAGAATGTTTCCATCAGCAGGCACCGGGCGCACGATCACCTCTGACCCGGCATCCGGCACCGTGCTGTCAAGCAGTTCGCATGGCACCTCTACGCCGTCGATCCACGCCTGCACCCGCGCCTTTTCTCCGACGATCTGGCGCAGGGTCTGCCCGTGGTCAAGGACGCACGGTTCGAGCCATTCATCTTTAAACGGGTGTTTTGCGGCGATGATTGTGATTTTGTCACACATAGCGGTAAAAACCTTCTATCTTGTTTCTCCATGTAGGAGAGTCATAACTTTCAATTGTTGACGTGCCGCTTGAATAAGCGTGCAGCATTTCACCGCCCCCCACAACCACACCGATATGGAATGCCTTGCTTCCGCGCTTAATAAGCACCAGATCGCCTGGCTGCGGGTCTTCCGTCGGTTCGGTCTTCTCGGCCAGGTGACGGTGAAATCTGGCTGCTCTGCTATCCAGATCGCTGGGTGAAAGTCCCTTGTCATAATCCGGAATCGCTACCCCCGCAGCCTCAAAAACACGCTGCACGAGACGAAAGCATCCGAACGGCGGCTCGTAGTCGAGACCGACGAAGCGCCGGATATCAAGATCCGCGATTGCTTGGCGCAAATTGCAAGTGAGGGAAGGCGGCATTGAGAAACCCCGATCTGAAAGAAAGGTTGAGGTCGAGCGCTTGTAGAGCGTTACCGACGCTATCAACGCGAAACTGGATTGGTCCGTACTCGATGACATCGGGAGTATCGGCTAAAACCACGTCATAAACGCACTCGATGTCAACTCTTGTCCCGGAGAGTTTGCGCACTTCGGTGATCAGGCGCTGGTCGATATTGGCAACCTTGATCCTCATCTGAGGGAGTTGGCCTTCGTCTTGATTCATACCGATAACTTCAAAGTTGGCTCTGAAATACTCGCCTGAATTGCGTGTAATATTCTGCGTGTTATTCACCAGGCGCATGGTTTCGGTCATGTCTGGATGGGAAAAAACCAGACACTCCAAAAAGCATTGATCTGTAGATTGGGCAAGGGCGGCTTGCAATCCGGCTTGGGACAAACTCATGGCAACATCTCCAGCGACAACTTGATTTCAAAAATATCGTCTGTATAAGCGACCTCTTGCGGTTCACCCATGAACCGAAATATCCCTGCTGCGGCCGTTACCGGATCCTTCCAGCTGAAGGGCAGTGCCCCGCCGGCGAGAGTCGTATTAAAGAACTCCCAGAAGGTTGCGCGCTGGGCCGCGTCGACGATGGTCGATTCGCTGAAATACGTCGAAGCAGCGGTAAACCGTCGCCTGACATAAGCCGGTCCAGCGTCCATCTCCGTGCGCACCGTTTGCGGCTGTTGCGTTCTGGCGTACCCTGCAATTAGCGGATATTGCGGAAGCGTTGCGGGCCAAGTATCCATCAGTACCTCCCCGGACGGCCTACGCCGTAGTTTGATTTCATGGTGCGGTCGAGTTGTCCAGTGCCTGCCAGCCGGTCAAACGAGTTTTTAATCATCACGTCAATCATGGTTTGTCCGTCCGGTCCTTTGCGCTCATTTTTTTCAACCTGCATATCTGGCTGAGTCATGATGTTGACCACCACGTTGCCCCCGCCCTTCGTGTGGTCGATGACCGTTTCGTTTGGGTGCAGCACAGCCGCGAACCCGCCACGCCCGTCTATCCCGCCGGAGCGGGATCCATACCCGGTAAATCCCCCGCCCTCAAAACTCGGATTGGTGGATGCGATTGTGGAGATGATTCCGCTCGTTGCAGCGGCCACGCTTGCCATTGCCGCGAGGTTCTCCGGCCAAGGGTTCGCGGCGGCCTTTGCGATGCCGGTCTGGATAGCCACGATGGATTCCGCGATTGAAAACGCTTTGCTCACGGCGAACATGGCCCGATAAATACCAGACTGCTCCCCGGCGAATGCTTTTGCCACCCCTGCAATCCCATCGTACAAATCGGCGTAGTTCTGGTAGGTTTGGCGTGCTCGTTCGGCTTCCAGCTCCTGCAAACGAGCGTTTTTCTCGTTCTCAAGCGCTATCAAATCCTCATTTGTGGCAATGGTAGAACTCAACAGAATTTCACGGCGGCGCTCATACGATAACGCTATCGCTTCCTCCTCTGACAGAAGGCTCTCGATGATGGCGGTTGCCCGCTGGTCCGTTGCTTCTTGTTCGCGTTGCATTGCGAGTTCTTCATCACGCAAGCGCCGTAGCTCATTGATGCGGTATTCTTCCCACGCGAGTTGCTCCTCCGCCTGGCGCTGTGCATTGTTTGCTGCAATTTCAAGCCGCCAATCGAATTCTGATTGCAACTCAGCCGTGGCTTCTTTGAGTGCGGCTGAGTCAACGCTGCCCACAGCAGGGACGTCAACGCCTGCGCCGCTTATGAATTTGTCCCGCGCCGCCGACATTCCTTCAAAGATATTTTCAAACGCTTCAAGGGAAAGCGCCCCAGAAGCCAGGCGCGCTTTGATGTCTGCTTCAATTTGATCGAGAATCGCTTGCTGTTCTGCTGCTATTCTTCTTGCGTTTTCAAGACCCTCGGTGTTTGCTGAGAAGCCGGCCGAAATAGCGCGTTCGCGGACACCAATATTCCACTCTCTTGCAGCGTTCAACCCCTCCCATATCGTTCGCTGGGCTTTGAGAAAATTGAGAACAAGCGCGTCGACAACGACACTTGTCCCTGCTATGGCTGTGGTCGCATGGGAAAAACCAGTTATCATTGCTGAGGTGAGGCTGTCCACCGCTGCTACAACAGCCTGGTCTTGCAGCGTTTCTGTGAGGCTTTCTATCCTTTGCTGCGCTTCCGGCAATCCGCCTTTTGCCTCCAGGAGATCGCCGAACGCGTTCTTCAGCCCTTGAAGCGCCCCGCCGAATGTATCCCTCGCGGCCCTGGCGCTGCCGCCGAATTGGGTTTCAAGCTCTTTCAGGATGATCGATTGCGCCCCGGCAACGTCCCCGACCGCAACCATATCCTTGATCATTTCTTTTTGTGTGTCGGAAAACTGAATCCCTGATCGCGAAAGTGCGGTAAGCCCCAGGATAGGATCGTTCAGGGCCTTACCGATCTGGATGGTAGCCGTGCGCAAATCCTGCCCCATGGCCGTAGCGGTGTCGAGGATTGCTTGTGTTGCTCGTGGGAACGCCTCATCGCCAATACGCGTGAACGTCAAAAGCAACGACTGCGCGCCAATGATCGCCTCATCGCCGAACGTGGTGACTCCTTGAAGCTGTGTGGCGTAATCTTGGAGAGATTGAGAAAGCTCCGGCGTATAGCGCCCCGTTGAGCGCAGAGTTGCTTCCAATTGCGCGGTGACACGCTCCTGCTCAATAGTGTTAGCAATGACCGTCCTGAAAGTCTGGCCGATTGCTAGAGCTGACGCAAACGCCGAAATGGTCCGCGTTGCAGAACTGAATGTTCTTTGTGCCCTCGCTCCAGAACGATCAAGGTTATCAACCTCTCGCTTCGCGGTGCGAATGTCTCGGCTGTCTGCTGAGAGTCTAACGCTGTAAATATCAGTCATTGGCGTAGCGCCTTTTTGGTTGCTTGAGCGATTGCTTTTTTGTCGGCCTGATCTTCCCCATACCACGGCGGCGGCACGTCTTTACCTTCAAACCTGTGTACCGCTGATGTGTAGGCGTGGCTCATTCTCATGATTGCCGCGGCCTCATATCCTTGCAACTTGATTTCGGTAATGTCTGACCATGCTTTCATTTCCTGCCAGCTTGTTTCGTACAGCCCGATCTCGATAGCTATTTCGGCCAGATATTCCCAACCGCCCAGCGGCGGGAGCGTTGCCTGTTTGCCAAGCAACTGCCCCCGTGTCTTTTCCTGTTTTTTACCTTTTGTGTGCAGCCAGCCTAGCTGTTTTGCGTATATTTCAAGTGTTGCTAAGCTGGCGGTAAAAAATTTGCCTGACGGACGATAAACTGGTTGACCTGTTTGCGGATCGGCGCGGATAGTGTGTAGACCTTAACGGCGTTGGCCTTTGAGAACTCCAGCGGTTTGCCGCTCAGCTCCAGCCCCTTCCACCCTTGCGTCAAATCGGCAAGGAACTTTGCATCATCCTCAACCGTCGAATCGTCCACGAGGTTTTTGTTTTTGATGCGCTCCTGTGCGGCTAACTTAGCCAGCATGCGGAACTTGTTGGAGTCTGAGCCGTAAACTGTAATTATAATGTCTGTCGACTCGCCGGTGCGCGGATCGGTAATGACGCAATCCGCTGTCTCCTTTGTGCTGATTTTCAAGATGTCCATGAATTACACCCCGAAGTTAGCGGTAACGGTCAAGTCGCCCTGTACGTAAATATCCTGACGCGGGTTCTCAGTGCTGCCATCCGACCAGTCAACAAACACATAACCCGCATCCGGCACAGCGGCAACGGGGGAACCGTTCGCACCGAGATTGACGGTTTGCGGTGACTCACCGATCAAAGAGCCGTTAGCCCCGGCTGAGTAGGTCAGAGTGAATGATGTTTCACCAGGCCCCGCCACCTCAACCACACCATTCGGGTGCTTGCGGATCGTGCAGGACTTGAGGCGCACGGCGTTGGCGTCGCCTTGATCGTCAACCAGGCCGAACACCCGCGCCTGATAATAGTCAATGTCCCCGTCGGGGTACTGCACCTTGAAGCTGTAATAGTCGTCCGACAGGTGCGCGGCTCTCAGCAGGGCTTGTCCTGCGTCAGACCGGCTCACGACGAGGTTAAACGTGGTTTCGTTCTCGTCATAAGTCCCCTTCAGGTGGACCGTGGCGCGTTCTTTCAGCAGGTTGTAGGTTACGTCCTCATAGTTCCGACCTCCACCGGTAGGGGGAGAAGTGATCTCACCGATCTCGGTAAAAGCAAGGGCCTCAAACCCCGCCTGAGTGTAAACAGCAGGCACCCCGGCGCTGATGGAGACGATTGTTCCGCTTAATGTTTTGGCTTCGCTCATGACTGACTCCTTGTGATGATTGCTGTGTATGCTATTGTGAGGATGATCTTATACCACCCGGCCTCGTTGATTCCTGGTTGGCGTTGTAATGATGTTGTTTTGACCGCCACGCCACCATAACGGAATGTTTTACCAAAACGGAAATAGCCGAGTATCTCGTCCGCTTTTTGCTTGATTGCAATTGCGCCGGAGTTTGACGGATAGCGCAGAATCACTTGAAATATCCCGTCCGTCTGATCGGAGTTGTTCAGGGTCAACGGCGTGACGTTGTTCTGCAATACTCCGATTTCCGCATAGGCCTCACCGTTTGTCGCGTCATACGATAAGTTCTCGTGCGCTATCGGCAGCCCAAACCCGCCGGCGATAAACTCACTCACAAATGCCTGGTCGATTTTAACCACGGCTTTTCTCCTTGATGATGCGCTGCAGTCTGGCAATGTTGCGCCGGATCATCCCGTCACGCTCCTCCCAAATTCCAGCATAACTCAGATTATTTGACAGCCAGTCCTCGGTATCGGGTTTGACCGTTGCTGCAACTTCAGCTTGTGCATGCGCTCCCGATGGATCTGTGCGCTCAATTTGTTCGCTCGCAGGGGTGTTGTTTGTTGTCTGCCAGTTTCCCCTGAGCCGCCCCGTATCGACCCTGGTGTCACGTATCACGCCGTTGAACAGCTCGATCTTGATTGCTCTGACGGTCTGATCAATCGTTGCCCCCGCTACGCGCGCAAGTTGTCCGATCGGTATTTCAGCCATCTATCTCCTCACATGAATGTAGTAAATAACCGCCTGACCGCCAGGCTCAACCGGCGTCACGTCGATGATCTGCCAATCTGCTCCGTTGATCGTTACCGTGTCCGTCAATAGCGGCTCAAACGTATCGTCAATAATCAGCATCTTGTCGCCTTGCTGAATCAATGTGCTGTCAACCAGGTCGTCTTTTGTGATCTTTTTGAATATCCCGTTTGGCCTGAATGTCGTCACGGTCCCGGGGGTCACTGCGCCGGTCACGGGGTCGATGCTACCGCCGGCGGTGCGCTTAAACTCAAACGCTTTGCCAAACTTTTGCAGCAGCTTTG